AAAGTATACACATGTCCGCCGTACACGGACATTTTCCCCAATTTTGTCCGCACACCACGGACACATCCAACTCCGTCTGTCCGTCTCAGACAAACACAAACCACCCAGTCTGTCCGCGGAGAACGCACACGAAACACAAACATATGTTCGATACGGCTCGCTTCGCTCGCCACTGGTGTTAGCGAACACAATGTTCTATAAGTTAGTTCCAACTAACTCATTCGCGAAAAAAGAGGGCAACCGAAGTCACCCTCTTATTTAGGAAGTTGTTCTCTCCCAGTCTGTTTTTAAATCTTGAATATAGATATCACATGACAATGTTGCGGATGTAAAACTTTCTAATGTTAATGACCTGTTATAAAAATAAACACTTCCATCGGTATCAAGATAGACAGGAACTACATACTGACCACCATCAGAATCAATGCCGCCACCACGAAAAGCAAGTTCATGTCCTAAAGTCTGTTTAGGTCTGCAAAATTCTGGCAACGTGCAAATTTTAGTGTACTGTGGACTATTAGAACCTGGTGTGAAAGCACCCACTAATCTCACATGAACCATATGTGTTCCGAATTCACAGAACGTTCCACCACTGTTAGGTACAAACTTAGAGGTTGCATTGATTTTTGCTGAAAAGTTAGCCGCTGGAACAAGTTCTTTATAGTCTCCCAGTGGAACGGGTGACTGATTAATCATGCAATTTAAAATCCACCTTGCTAAAATATCGGCGTAAGCGGCTGTGTAATGTAAATACTGTCCGTTTGTTTCCGAATAAAAAGTACTCTGCATAATTGATGTCTCTGGTGTAATAACAGGCGCACTTGAAAATCCATCAATAAAAGTCCATCCGTTTATTATAGCGTATTGGCTCATATAACGCCAATATGCCGTTTGCGGGATAATCCATCCTGACTGCATACCTCTCTTATTTTTGTATGTACTCATTAGATACACCTGACATTTTGGATTAAGTTTCTGTACTTTTGTTCTTATCTGATGTAAAGCGGTATTTAATGCGGATAAACTTGTCTGATCTCTCACATCATTAATACCACACCATATCCACAGAATATCAGGCTTTACGGTACATGCGTCAAATCTCGTAGCCTGTTCTGCCATTTTTTCTCCAGACTTAGCATAACTTAATACGGTACAGCCTGTATTCGTCAGCATGTTCTTAAAGCTTTTAACCCAACTCACAGACCTAGTTTCATCTGTTAAACTGTCTCCGAGAAGTACAATTTTTTTGTTCTGCATGTCATTTAGATAACTGACTGCTCCATATGTATCTTCTATAATTTCTTCAAAAACACCAGCAGTTTCATAATCATGCATAACAGTTCTAACGTCTTTCAGCACCTGATTCGGAATATCATTAACTTTCGCTTCATAATTATTAATAAAGTCGTTAATCTTCGTATTCTGAGAAGTGAGCGTGTTAGTCATTGTGGTGTTAAAGTCTTTTAACTGCTGTTTAACATCCTCGCTCATTGTGTTAAAGCTGTTAACCAATTCTTTCATAGTCTGGATTAACCAGTCAAGATTGAGTTCGTGAAAGTTACTAAATGGAAACCTGTTCCATAATGCCATAGTATTTACCCCCTTAATATACACTTAAACAAAAACGATTTCTGAAATCAAATACCATTTTGTTTAACACGTTTATAGCCGACAGTTCATTGAACTTTTTAGCGGAATCAAGAAAATTACCATAATCAGAAGTAACTCTTGTATAATTCCTATTTCTATCATCCGTTCCATTTTCTGTGTCGTTATATTTAACATTTGTATTTGAATTAACATCATCGGTTGTTAAAGAGTGGTCTTTTGGTTTTGAATTCGCTTCATTGAAACCATATACAGCATTATCGGTAGTAATATTATCATTACTGCTATATACTGTATTGTTACTAGAATTTACACTTCTTGTGTTCGTTTTACCCTCTGTGTCTGTAAATGTTTCCTGCTTCGCACTTGTAAAAATGTTCCCTGCTTCAAGTTCTACTAATTGTTGCGCGTTATAATATGCTTTCCATACTTCTTTCTGATTATCGACCCAACTTTTCACAATCCTCTTGAAGTAAGTCGGGTTAGGAAGTGTGACCTCAAGTTCACCACACTCATATACCAATAAATCATTAAATCTTTCCAACATTGTAATAGCGGTATCTTGAGTTTTGAATAAACTGATAAAGGTGTCGAGAAATACATCGTCAATCAGCTCTTCATCCCATCCAAGTAAACCTATGATAGTAATATAAGCACTCATATTACACTCCTTTCATTACTTAGTCAGTTCTGCCCATACTATTATAAATAGTACCAGAAAAAATATTGCCACTGGTTTTCACATTTCGCACTCTCCAATCTACACTTATAGGTGTTGCAAGTCTGTCTGCAAACATTTCATTCACCTTGTTACAGCATTTTTGCAATTCCTCAAGCCATAACTCACACTTACTGCGGGCTTCGAAATCATTGCTTTCTGCTTCTGCTGTGATAAGACGTTCTTTCTTATCAGACCTTACGTTGTTGATACCGATTTCATTACAAAACATTTCTTCCCATCTTCTTAGAGTGTCCTGCAAATCTGGTGCTATAAAGTTGTCTCTCAAGTTCTGAGCGAATACTGTCCACGGCTCTGTAGTATCACCGTTTGCATTGCGTCTACGCAAATTGTTGCCATAGAACACAGAAGACTGACCTTTCATAATTTCATCCATAATTTTTTTCATGGATTCTGCCTGCTGTTTGTTATCGACACCAAACATATAGGACAGTTTACTATTAGCAATATTAATCTCACAGCTTTCTGCTGTAAGAGCCATATTATCTGCGTAATACATAACAATATCCAGTATACCGCGCCAATCTGGTTGTAGTCTAAAAATCACACAGTCTTTATTGATTTTGCGTGTTACCTGACCTCTCAGAACAGGATTTACAATATACGCTTCTGTCGGCTGATAAAAGATGTTGTAACCATATAAGCCACATCCCTGAGGAATCACACCGTAGCGGTCATGGTAAAACACACAGATATAGCCCCAACAGTATAATGTATACAGGAAATAATTCATGTCCCATTCTTCTGGCACTGTCCACTTGAACACAGATATTGCTTTCTGCAACAAGTACCTCATAAAGTACTGTGTTAATGCTGAGTTCTGACAATGTAATGTAGATGGCGAATATGCTGAACTATATAAGTTTAGCATGTCATAATTCATAGGAATCTGACCGCATGGATTACTCCCTGCTCCCGGAAAATTAACCATATTATCATCCTTTCAAAAAATAATCGAGCCACTGTTTTGTATATTCTACTCTACGCGGCTGTTCTACAACAGCGGGTCTTAAATAGTTAGCCGCGAAAGCATATGTCAGACTTTCAAGGTCATAATTTAACTGATTGAACGCCCACTGTCGGAAATCACATGAATATTTAGTTGTCTTATACCACTGAGGTTCTATACCTCTATGTGCTTCACCGACACTTTCCTGATACTCAGCATAGATTACTCCAAGCTGTTTATTTCCATCATACCAGTCTTCGTGACCACCATATAAAACGTCAAGCACTTTGTAAAGGTCAGTTGCGGGCGTCCACTGTACAAGTCCGTGTCCTGCTCCTGCTGATGTAGTACCTCCACCAACTTCAATAAGACCCGGATTCAAAGTACTTTCACCCTGCATGTTTCCAAGTAATGCCGCAACACTGTTAACATTCCATCCAAGTTTCTGATAGAAATAGTCCCATATAATAGTAGCATTACTCTGCATATCAGCAGTAGTAAGATATCCTGACGCTGTGTCAGTAACTATTGTTTTCCATTCGCCCGCGGGTGTGATAGGTGGAACACCACCGCCGCCTTGCTGTTTTCCCAGCAAATAGAAGATAAGAGCCGTTCCTTTGCCCTCATTGTAATAACTACGCATAATATACCCCACTTTCCAAAAAGTTTTTAACCTCGTCAATTTCACTTTGATATGCTCCTAAAATAGGAGTACTACCATTCTCAACTTCATAATAGCCATATCCAAGTGTTGAGAATTTACCGTTTTTACAGTAAGGTCTACCATTATCCGCTCTGTCTTCATCGACTAATAGCATACAGTCAATATAGCAATATACATAAGAAGTCAATCCAATAGTTGACCCCTGACCGCCTTTTGTAGAGACTTCTGCCGAACCTACAGCCATAGCACTATCCGCAACTCCTTTTGCGAAGCCGCCAATATCAAGATTAAATAATGAACCTAATGCGTTGCTTACACCTGATGTTACGTTTGAGTAATTGGTTTTGATATCACTGGTTGAAATAGAAACGCCAATATTGGAGTACATGATTCCGAGCAACTCATTTCCACCACCAGTATTATCAACTGATACGCGACACAATGAATGACCTGTACGTGGGTCTACGTCTGCACTTATTTTGATACTTTCACCATCTCTTATTTTACCGCTATCGACAGTAAGACAGCCGAAAGGTGGAATATATACTCTGATATATCTGTATGGCTGACAATTAAGATAATTGCCGCGTTCTAACTGTGGATGTGATGTAGGAGTGACAGAAGTTTCTTTTGTTTTCCATAAGTCATCATCTAGCTTATATAATGTCAGTCCTGTAACATCCCACCAACCAATAGAAATACCAGACATTTGTGTCCCGCCAAGCGTGAATGGAAACCATGTCACTGACGTAATGTACTGAGCGGGATTAACAGCTATCTGTATCAGATTGTCAGATACTCCCGAGATTCCATCTCCTACCATCCACTTAATATTGCTGAATATTGAATTGGCGAGATTTTTAAAGTTTGCAGGATTCATGGCATAGTAGTTGCAAAGACCTTGTTTGTTCACAATGCCTACTACATAAGAACCTGCAATGTCAAACCCCTGTTCAATCTGCCATAGAGGATTGCCAGTCACAGTTTGCCTGTTGACCTGTGGTTTTTTTGGATAAAGAGCGTCAGCAATACCGCCGTCAAAGGAAGTAGAAGACCTTACCACATAGTAGTTATAGTCTTTAATGGTTTCTCTATAAGACGCAAGAACATCAACTTTTAATTGAGCCGTCCACAAATTATCCTCATTTTTCCAGTCACTAATCCAGTAATATCGTGAAAATGTACTAATATGGCAATAGTTCCATCTTGACGGATTGAAAGATGCAGAAGAATTTGCGATAGTAATAACAGGATTTAACACCCCTGTACCCTCTTTGATGGTACACATCTCTGTTCTTACAACGTCCTTAGTCTCAGGAACAAAAGTAGAATTTTTTCTTTTTGCCACCCGGAAAAACTCAACATTAAAACTCATATTATCACCTCGTATGTTTCACGTGAAACATTAATTAAAAGAGCGGGCATAACACCCGCTCATAGGAGAAAGAAAACTTAGTCAAGTAAAAACACAACAGCGTTCTCAGTGAAATCATTCCAATAGCGGTCATTAAAGTGAAACCATACGTTCGTGTACTCACCACGGGCGTTATATGGCGTAGTTGCTGTTCTTGCACCATACGTTGTGATCCCTGCCGCTTCTTCATCCATAAGTACACCAAAAATATTTGAGGTTGCCGTTCCACCTTCTGTAGAATCTTCTTTAATTGACCCGTCAATACTCATATATTTTGAATTAACAGTGATTCCCATAGGAGTTTTGATTGACTGCCAGAAGTTCACACCCTCATAGTCCATCATTTTCAAATACTGTTCGTTGAATACGCTTGAAAAAACAGAACTTTCGACATTGTTCATTTCTGGCGTATATAAATACAATCTCTGGTTCTGAACAGGAGTGTGACGCATGATATTGTGACCTGTCACGTTAATGTGATACTGTAGACTTCTTTCTGTCATAAGACCTGATATTGTTTTGATTCTAGAAAACGCCCATTTATAGAACGGAACAAAGTTCTCTGGTTTTTTCACGGTATCAGTATTAAGTTCCAGTCCTGTAACGTCATTGTATTCTGTGACCAGATGAATAACATTTAAAGTATCACCTTTCACCTTGCCGCCAATTAAGTTGCAAATGGTAGCACGGGCTGTATTTTCGTGACACTGTTCAATCATATCCATAGTGTTCTGCACAAGCATGGTATAAAAACGCTCAAACTCTGCTTCATTCTGTAACGCAATATTTAACTGGTCACGGAATATAGTATAGTGCTTGCTGTACACGCACTGACCATAAAAGTTGGTCTGTAAAATATCCGGCTTACTGACAATATCAGCGTCAATACTTTTTCCGTCTACAAGGTCGTAGGAAACGTTAGTTTCCCAGTCTTTATCTCCAATATTGATTTTACGAACATGATTGCCCCATTTCATGTTATCAACAAAAAGTCCTGCAAACTTTCTGTTGTAAGGACGGATAGAAAAGATAGTTCTGGAAATCACCTGAGACATCGCATTTAACAAAGCATCGGCGTTAATTCCTAAAGCAGTAGTTGCTACACTAGTAAAACTGCCATTAATGACACCAATATTTTTATTTCCTGTAGCCTGATTAATAATTTCATTAAGTGTAGTTATTGAACTGAAATTACAGATTGACGGTTTCGTATTATCTATATATGAAATAGAACCCATTATATCATCCTTTCACCACACTAGGTGGATTAATAATATTCGCTGTCATCTCGTCCACGGATAACTGCCGCGGCACTTCTACGCCCTGACCAATTCCGTTCGCCTGTACAGCTCTGGTTAATGTGTTAATAGCATCTGTCAGACGGGAGTCGTTCGACATATGACTGGAAATATTCATCTCTGGTGCATACGGATTCCCTGCATAATTCCCCTGACTGAATGCCTGATTTAAAAGTTCTGTCTGAGCCTGTGCCGCCTGACCCGGATTCTGTAACTGTCCCTGTAACATCTGTGGAGGTGTCACAATCGGTGCATTCATTGCCCCATATGGCACTGGTGGTAATCCCTGCCCTACGACTGGCTGTGGAGTCTGCACTGGTGCTGATGCTGGTGCTGGTGCTGGTGCTGGTGCTGGTGCTGGTGCTGGTGCTGGTGCTGGTGCTGGTGCTGGTGCTGGTGCTGGTGCTGGTGGCTGTTTTTCCATAAGCTGTACAATATCGTTTTTTGTAAAGCCCGCACCTACGAGTGCGATAATATTATCAATAGTCATCTCGCTTATTCTCCTTTCACTTTTTGATTTTGATTAAATAGTCAATGTGAGCAAAACCCGCAACAATTTTACCGTCTGGCATTGTGTACTGACCAAGTACCCATTTGAGGGAACTGTCGGTGAAACCGAACCCGAAGAAAGTACTGCCTTTCGGCATAGAGGTAATAACGTTGCTGTCAAACGTCGGGGCATCTCTTAACATCAAGTCAAGATTATTTGTGTCAATCTTCATCTCACCGTATAGTTCGGAATGCGGATGAAGTTCAAAACCCTGTTCGATGTCTGTTGCCTGTGAGATAATTTTTGCGGAAAGGTTCATGTTTCCTCATCCTTTCCCAGTTTGTCCAGTAACTTCTGTAAGACAAGAGTGTTGTTGTTCAGTGCGTCCTGCATGTTCTTCATTTCTTCCTTATGGGACTGTGTTTCCTGATACCATAAGTAAAAAGTAACTGCAAGACAAGCTACAGGAACACCTAAGTTGCTGAAAAGCTGTGTGATTGTATTTGCGTCCATATGCTACTCCTTTCAATGTTTCACGTGAAACATTAATAGCGGTATACTGTAATGTAGGGAAGTCCGACTCTTGAGGTGGACGACCTCATGCACCACAGTTCCGCTGTTTGTCCTTGTGCTACGGACTTATGTTTTCCCTACACGTACATGATACTACATATGAAAGTAGCTGTCAAGAAGAAATTTCGATTCTATGTCTTCAAAATATATCTTGTCTTCCAAGTAGTTAATATTCCATATCCATGAATAGTACCGCTTAAAGGCTTTGATGTTCTTTTCATTGATTCCGATAAAAGTTCGTATTGGTTCACCCTGTTTATGTTTACATACATAGAGCATATCTGAGGACTTGTGTTCGTAAATGGCTATTTCTTCGAAAAATACTAATGGAAGATATTCCGACAGGTTTTGCGTCCTCACATCTGAATAGTCGGTGTTATAGAACTCATTTCCAAGTGCCATTTGAGAAAATCCGCTGTCCTTACCTACCATCTTATAGAGAGCCGTATTCTGTTTTGCTTGAGAAATAGGACTGTTACATAGATTATATAACGCAATACCTCTATCACGTAGGAACGCCGTTTCCTGATGTTTCCGTGACATATCAGCAACTTTGCGGATAAGTCCTAGACTGGCGAACAGTTCACAACCCACATTGTCTGAGTTCGAGAAGCATAGCACCTGTAGCGGCGGTAGTCCTTTCAACTCCCTATTTCGGTTCATGGTTTCATAGCCGTGAAGAAAAGACGTTGCAATTCCTTTAGGAACACGGTCGCCTTTCTGTGGAATGAACTCATCCCATATCCACACAGACACATCCTCAGCGGAAAAACCACGTAAATTCGCTAGTGTGGTGATAGCTGACGCATAACCCACAGGTGAACCAACTGGCACAAGTCGGTCTTTCTCATTAAGTTCTGTGCGGTAGAATCCTGCAATATCATCTACCGGGAATGGCTGTATATTCCAATCATTATCTGCATTTAACGGCTTGAATGGGGACAACTCTACGTTCTTAATCTTGTCAAGCTGAGTTTGTTTTGTTCTGGAATACATGAAAGTCTTGTTGTGTTCCACGACATATTTCAGACCACCATATGTCTTGCCCGTACCACGCCCACCCCAGATAAAGTTGAAGGGATAGCCTTTTTGGACTATCCCCTCAACATCCAGATAACCTTGCGTTGTGTACAGGCTCTTGGATTTATTCTTTGACATATTTCGCGGTGATGTACTCACGGTTGTTCTTGCTACGTTCTGCAACGATTTCGATACATACATCTACAACGTTGCAACGTTTTGCAAGTTCCATAATTCTGTCGAATGTGCGAACAAACGCCGCTGAGGTTGTTGCGAACACATGACCCTCATTGGTTGATACGGTAAGAACTTTTACCAGTTCACCCTCTGCATTTTCTTCTTCATATAAACAGAATTTGTCAATGTGAACCTGTTTTCCTTTGAGGTCAGCACCACGTAATCTGTCCGGGGACTCAAACATATCATAACTAAGATTCATGTCCCACTCATTGTCCTTGATATTTGTTTTAATAATATTCATGTTAATTTCTCCTTTTTTTCATGTTCATGTTTCACGTGAAACATTCCAGAATGACGAAAACGAATGTTTCACGCTATAGTTCTATATTCAGTTGTAAGTGATTCGAAAAGTATGGCAATACAAGATATAAAAGGTTTTACTGTTACTCTGTTACGACTGGTTTCATATCGGCTGGAATCTCTGGTTCATCCACTGCACTGCCCATCTCTGCAATAACGGCTCTTACAAAGCCCTCGTCAGAAAGCTTGTAAGTGTTGAACTTTGTTTCTGTAGTGATGTTTTCAACAGTTGCTCCTGCCGGAACGAGTTCAACATCTTTCTTCATATTATTATACATTTTAACCTGTGTCCAACCTGTTCCGATGAATTCCTTTGTGACAAGCTTAATGTTATCACTGTCTTTTTCTTTGATACTCAGTGTCATAACTGTAGTTGTAATTGTTCTTACCATTGTACCGGAATCTCCTTTCTTATATTATAATTGTTTTGGACTTCTGTCCTGTGAAAGTGTTTCTCTCAGGACATTATAGTAACATAATATTATCATGTTTTCAATAATTTTTTGTAATTGGTTGTTGACATTCAACAATAAGTGTGATATTATATACTTGTAACAAAGATATGGCTTTAGAAAAGGAGAATTAGAATGAGTAGAGAAAAAGTTAAAGAAACACTTGAGAAATTATATGAGAGGGGTAAATGCTATAACATGGACATTTTTATCAACTCTATAATGTTATCTGCTTGTGGTAAAAACCAGTATTTTGAAGTAACTAGAGGTGAGGATTGTTTAGTATTGTTTTTAACTTGCAATGGCTACTCAATTGTAACTGTGTTGGAAAAATATATAGATTATATCTCTGTATGTGAGGGTGAAAAATGAGTCTATTCTTGTTAGGGTTATGCGTTGGTATTATAGTCGCTTATATAGGAGAGGGTTTGGATGATAGAAAAAAGTAAAATTTGTTTCTCTTTATTTTGTGATGAACTGAGAAGAAAAACATTTGATAAGTTGTACACAGAGAAACGTAAGAAAAGATTAATATTAATAGGAAAGCGTCACTTAAATAGTATTTATGGAAAGGTGAGGTGCAATGAAAACAGTAAGTGTTAATTTTCAAGAGGATATCTTGAAAAACCTTGATGAACTTGCTTCTAGACTGGGTACTTCAAGAAGTAATGCGTTAATGATAGTATTGAGAGAGAATGTGATACTCTCTTTAATAGGAAAGGAGTGTGGAAAATATGGCAAAGAAATCTGCAAGTAGAGTACAGCTTGAAGTCAAATACAGAGAGTTGAGAAAGAAACTTACAGGTCAGATAGCAAAAGTTTCTAAGAGTGCTTATGCAAAAGACGTAGAAGCGGCGAGGGCTTATATTGAACCTAGAATTCCAGTTGTTTCAAAGATTAAGTCTAAACGTAACTTGGAAATGGCAATTCGTGAAGTAGAAGCGGCATTGAAGAACAAGACATTTGTGATAGCTGAAAGAAAACGACAGCGTAAGGCGGCAGTTGAAAGACTAAATATTACGTTTGGAACTAATCAGTTCAAGAATTGGAGACAAGCATCAAAGTTCTATGATTTTATGAATCTTGTAAGAACACATTCCGAAGATATCATATACGACAGCGATAAAGCCGCCGATATCTACCTTGAGCACACTGATGAACCTGCACAAAAAATATTGGAGAGATATCGTGAGTATGAATCAGAATTCCGTAAAAGAAGTCCCAAGAGAGTGCGTTTCTGACATTATCAAAAGTATACCAATTGCCAGAAACTACAGTAAAAGAAAGAAAGCAGATAAGACATTATTCCGCAACTGCATGTGTGCTTTCGATATTGAAACAACTTATCTTGATGATGTTGAACAGAGTATTATGTATATATGGCAATTTGCTGTCATGGATTTAAGAAACGAGAATATATGGTACTGTTTTGGTAGAACATGGGAACAATTCACTAAGTTACTTGATAGTTTTTACCATGAGGGGATTACGGTTTTGGTTTGGGTACATAACCTCAGTTATGAATTCCAATTCATGCGTCACTGGTTGCCTTTCCGAAAAGACAAAATATTTGCCCTAAAATCCAGAAAGGTTGTCAGAGCCGATATTGACGGGGCACAGTTTCGATGTTCTTATATACAGACCAACAAGAGTCTGGACGCTTTCACTAGGGATATGGGTGTAAAACATCAGAAATTAAATGGTGTAGACTTTGACTATTCTAAAAAGCGTTATCCTTGGTCTGAAATGACAGCAGAAGAATTGCAGTACTGTTGTAATGACGTTGTTGGACTACTAGAAGCTATGCGAGTGCGAATGAGAATGGAAAATGACACTTTGTATTCTTTACCGTTAACTTCTACAGGTTATGTTAGAAGACTCGCTAAAGAAGCAATGCGTAAGTTCAATCATAATCAATTACAAGCTATGATGTGTGATGTTGATGTGTATAAGCTGTTGAGACTTGAGTTCCGTGGTGGTGACACACACGCAAACAGATATCATGTAAACAAGATTCTTGAGAATGTGGCTAGTTATGACAGGGCGAGCAGTTATCCAGATGTTATGTTGAACTATCGTTTTCCAATGAGTGCTTTCACTCCTAGAATGATAACAGATATTGATGAACTGGAAAAGAAGTGTCAGATAAGAGACTGTTGTTTTATAGCTGTATTTGCAATAACCAACTTACAACAAAGAGATATTTACTATGGTGCACCTTACTTGAGTCTCGACAAAGCTGTTGAGATATCAGGTCAGGTTGTTGATAATGGTAGAGTATTGAGTGCTGATAAGGCTGTGTATGTATTCAACGATATAGACTGGAAGATAGTCAAGAGTGAGTATGTTGGAGAAGTTGAAATTAGTCAGGTATATATTGCGAAATATGGATATTTACCGCAAGCATTTCGTGATTTAGTCATTGACTTGTTTCATAAGAAAACATCACTCAAGAATGTTAATGGTCAGGAATTGAATTACATGAGAAGTAAGGAACTCATCAACTCATTATATGGTATGTGTGCTCAGAATCCAGTAAAACCAGATGTTATCTATATGGATGAACCAGACCAAGCTTTTACACTGGAAGATATAGTTGATATCGGTGAGAAGTTGGAGAAATACAACAAGAAAGCATTCCTGTTATATGCATGGGGATGCTGGGTGACTGCATGGGCTAGGCTCAAATTGAAAGAAATGATAAACATTGTTGGAGATAATTTTGTATATTGCGACACTGATTCTGTCAAGTTCCTTGTTCGTGACGATTATAATAAAATTGTAGCTAAGATAGAGGAATATAATCAGAGTCTAAAAGAACTTAGTATATCAAACAAAGGATATGCTGATGACAAAAAAGGCATTACACACTACTTAGGTGTATATGAATATGAAGAAACATATAAACAGTTTAAAACACTAGGAGCGAAAAAGTATGCGTACACTGGACAAGATGGAACATTTAAAATTACAATTGCAGGAATACCCAAAAAAGCGGGGGCAAGAGAAATGGAAACAATCGAAAACTTCAATGTTGGTTTCGTATTCCGTGATTCGGGTAAGCTGGAATCAGTATACAATGACAGTGATTATGGAACTTACTATACAGATAATTCACCAGAACATCGAATTGAAATTCGTTCAAATATTGTATTACGAGAATCAACGTATGAAATCGGTCTTTCGTTGGAGTATATGTATCTTTTGGCATCTGTTGGAAATTGGAATGAATTTTTAAAGAATGAAAGGTTAAAAAGATATGAACTTAAAAGCTTATTTCGCTAAAGATAAATTAAAAGCAACTATTGACTATATGTCATATGCAAGAACTAGAGAAGAACTAAATATTCTCTTAGCAGACGCTATGGAAGAATTACTTGATTATCAAATAAAATTAAAGGAAGAAATTGAATGTGATAATTTAACTACTAAACAATGTAGAGATATTTTAAATTCTGTCTACGATGTGTGCAATAAAAAATGATAATAAGAGGGTGACTTCGGTTGCCCTCTTTTTTATCGAGTGAGTTAGTTGTGACTAACACCAGTGGCGAGCGAAGCGAGCCGTATCGAACATATGTTTGGTTTATGTGTTCTTCCATCACGGACAGACTGGGCGGTTTGTGTTTGTCTGCCGCGGACAGACAGAGTTGGATGTGTCCGTGGTGTGCGGACAAAATTGGGGAAAATGTCCGTGTACGGCGGACATGTGTATACTTT